CCAGCGTCGTTAGGTATGGCGCTAAATGACGAGTAATCGTGCATACCATTGGAATCAGGCGACAATCCGATAATTAAAGTGTCTGTGCTTGCGTCGTTCAGNAGCTCAACGCCCATGCCGACACACTGCCACCAAATTTTTGCTACAGCGACCTCGGTGCAAGCGTCTCCACGACTATTAGCTGTCAATGTGCTTACATCGACCTTTGTTACTGCCGACTCACCAGTGCCGTCAGAAATGTTTGTAAACTTCAAAACGGCCTTACGCTCACCGTCTTGGATAGTTTGTGATGTGACCGTATCTGCCATTATTAAACCCTCGCGGTTAAATCCCTCGGGAGCCGGAGCTACCCGAGAGGCTCAGAATCATTAAGCGTTGTTAATGTTCTGGATGTACTCAACAGTGACATAGCCAGCACCGCTATTTCCAGCAGAGAAGTCGATGAAGATACCGACATCTGAAGTACCTATATCAACCCAAGTATCTGCGTCGGTGATCGTGCCGTCAGCTCCATGGTGGATTACATTAGCCGCTGTACCTGCCGCCAAAGCTGTAAATAGCTCGGTNGAAGTCGACGAAGTACCCATAGAAATGTTTGCGGCATCACACGCAGTAGTGATGTAAACAATAATCTCAGTGATTTGGCTGTTTGCAGGAACCACGATTCCTGTATCAGCCGCTGTAGTGGACTGAGTCCAGCTCGCAGTTTGCGCCATCTTGACGAATCCGACGTTTTTGACGTCAGTGCCAACCGTGGTGCCTGTAGTGTCTTTGATTGTTCCGGCCTTAATTGGACCAGAGAAAGTAGTAGTAGCCATGATAAGTCTCCTGTCTTGGCAAGTGTCAGTTAATACTGTCAGAAAGACCTTGTCATCATAGACCTAGATGGAGACAAAAAAAAGGGCCCTTTCGGGCCCAATAAGTCGAGGCTCTGTAGAAACCTCTTCTTGCAGTTTAAGCGCCCTGCGATCCGTAGATGCCGCGCCAATCTGAGAATCCGAATGAATAACGCTCGCGCGCCTTGTATCGGATGTTGCCAGTTGAAAAGTCTGGCTCCATAGACGTCTCCATCGCGGTACGCTGGAACATCTTGAGGCCTTCACCAGACTCGGTGACAGACGTCAGGATGAAGTACGCATCGGGGTCAGTCAGGTAATGGTTTACCGTGTAACCACCGGGCAGTACGCCAGTGTTGCGGATGGCGTTGATGTCGTTGTCAGCAGTGCCAACACGCTGTTGCGAGTTGAGAATGCGGTCAGCAACGAACGTCAACTGTGGTGGAATGACCAGCTTAGTCGCTTGTACTGAGATGGTCAGACCACGATCGTCGGTGAAAGTGCTGATATCAATCAGCGAATCTTCCAATGATGTCTCGTTGAGGTCAGCCATCGTAGTAGCGCGGTTTGCTAGAGTGCCGCCACCAGCCAATGGGTGTGCTGTTGAGATCAAAGGCTGACCGTCACCACCAGCGAAGCTAGTGTTGAAGGCGTTGTTAAGAACGTCAGCGCCCTTAACTTCCTTGGTGTTAGCCATTGATCGAGCCAATGCCTTAACGTAACGACGGCCCAGTGAGTCGTAAAGGTTGTCCTCTACAGCCTCATCGGTCAGCGAAAACGCTAGTGCGATGGTGTCGTGAGTGTAACGAGCAGTGAAGCCTTCTGACGCAGTGTCGAAAGATACACCCTGACCTTCGGTCTTGACGGGTGCGCTTCCGAAGCCTGTGATCAGAACTTCTTCTTCAAAAGCACGTTGCGAGTCTTCGATAGAGAAGATCTCTTCGTACTCACGGTCGTATGTGTCATAGCTCATGCCGAACAAGGCGTTAAGGCCGGGTTCAAGCTCCTTCGCTAATTGTGCGCGTGAAATAGCCATCTAATTAGCCTCCTTATGCCAAGCCAGCAGACTTAACACCTGCAATGTGGTTTTGGATAACCACCATCACGTTAGTGTTAGCGCTTGCTACGTCGTCGTTGTCGGGATCTTGGCTGATATCAAGGGCCTTGAGAGGCAACGTGGTGGTAGTTGCACCAGTTGTCACGTCAAGCTCCATGTTTGATCTGCCAGAGCGGGTGTCACCGGTTGTTGACTGGTCGACGATATCGAAGTTGCCGAACAAGTCAGCTACTGGGAAGGTGTCGTCAGCCTGAACCTCAAACACAACATCGGGATCATCAACGATGAACGCAATGATGTCGTCTGCGGCTACAGCACCGGGGTAGTAGTTTGAAAAAACCTGCTCAGAAGTGGTTGGGTCCGTATACTGACAGCCGTTGAATACACCAACGACTGGAACAGTGGATCCGGCCGCCGCACGAGAAACAGTACCGCCAGTTAGTTGCTTAACCAAGTCGCCTTGGAAAATAGCACCAGATTGGTTGTTGGCGATTCTATAACGTGATTGGCCACCAGAATATGGAGCACCACCCATCATGTGGGCAGGACGAAGTCCAAAAGCGGCATCTTTATTAGCCATGGATCAATCTCCTATTGCTTACCAAAGGTTACACGGCTACTGCGGTTAGGATCGTATTGTACATACCGAGAATCGCCTCGGGTCTCATTAAACATATTATTGTCTAATGCGTCCTTAGCTTTTGCCGTCTCATTAGCATAGTGTGCACTACGCTGTTCGACGAACTCCTCGGGCATCTTAGCCAACAGTAAGCCCTCGTTATAAACGACGCCTTCGTGCCTTCCGTTGTCCATGGTAGGAAGTTCCCATTCGGGAGGAAGGTCGGTTCCACGAACCAGTTCCCATCCTTCACGAATACGACGCGAGACATTAGCCCGGTCTTCCGTTCCTAACATACTCTCTCGAATCCATCGGTATACATAACCGGGAGGAGCCGGGGGAGTTTCCAACTTACGCACTGGGCGCCATACTTTTCGCCGAGCCTGATTATCGTGCGCTCCGCTTTCACGCGAAGAACGGGTGCTTTTTGTATCTGCCATTACCTTGCCTCTCTTTGAGCTACTTTCTGTTTCTCTTTTGCCACAGCCTTGAGCCAAGCTTCCTCGGTCATGTTGTGTGGTTTGAGACCACGCAATCGCTCTAACTCACTAGAAGTGAACTGAACACCGTTCTTTCTGCCTCGTGTTTGTGGCCGACCACTTGGTTGGGCGGACGCAACTCTTTGCACGGCGGGTTGTCGTCCTGTTTTTTCGGCCGCATCCGTGTCGTTGCCGACACTTTTGCTGAGATTAGGATAAACCCTTGAAACACGATTATCTAGTGCATCGTAGTATTCATCCGAATCCGGTTCAAAACCTTCGTTTATAAGGTTGTAATGGGTAAAATACGCAAACTGAGTAGCCTCTAAATGCTCCTCATTGTCGCCATCACCATACCAAGGGTTTTTTTCGTGCCACGAAAGGGCTTCCTCAGTAGGTTGTGGCTCTTCCATTTGTTGCGACTGAAGCTCCAAAGGTTGCCCCTGTTGTTGGGGGGCCATTTGCTCCATCGGTTGATAATTTTCTTGCGGTTGCTGGCGGCTTTTTGCGACTCGAAGCTTCTCCTTCTTGATCGCAATGTCATTTTTCAACGAATCGGCCTTGGACATGAGGTCAGCGTCTTGGCTTTGAACCGCCTTTTTGTAAATGTCCTCTACTGCCTGTTCTTGCGCCTTCAGCTTGTCTTCTTCTGCCTGAAGAGAGGTTTGCTGGCTTTGAACAGCAATTTGTCGATACTGGGCCAACTCGTTTTGCTGTTGCGCCAACATGGCCTCGTATTGCTGTGCACGTTGCTCAGCTTCACGAGTCTTGGCATTTAATTTGTTGATGCGCTTAGAAACCGATTTGGTATAGCGCTCAAGCTCATCACCTTCTGGCTCACCGCCTTGTGCGGCGTCCTCAGTGATTTCGATGGTGATCTCCTCTTCAGGAGCCTGATTTGCATTTTCAACTGTCATAGGTAGCTCACTATATCGTCAGGGTTAAGGATTGTGCCGATGATCTCGTCATCATTAATAATGCGCACTTCCGCGCCATCTTCTAGCTTAAACCGTGCGCCAGCATAGCGTCCGAT